CTCTCATTGCAAAGATTAAACCAGTTGGCCCAGTCATAGGTTGCACACCACAAATGTCATATGCAATAAGATTAGGCATTGATCGTCTTACTAGGGAAATCAAGATCGGATCCCATGTGTCTAGAGAAGCGTTACCACCAACAAAGTTTGTTGGAGCGGCTTCTGTCATGAAGGCTTTATCTTCTTTTAAAGCTTTCTCTTGGTTCTCTAGGATAATTGTAGTAACGGCCCGTCTGTAACTATCCGAAATTTTTGGTAATTCTGGATGTTCTAGGACTGGCTGCCACTTTTCTTGTAAATGTTCTGTTTGAAACATGTGTTCCTCCTTATTTAAACAATTTTACGTTATTATTTCGTATTCGCACTCTTGACACTTCTACCTATGGCAGACATGTAGACATTCATAGTATCAGTTGTGTCAATGTCCTTTACGGTGCCAGTTTCTACATCATCAAATGCGCCAACCACCTCTTTAATGGTTCTTGGAAAGTAACTTTCTTTCAAAGTATCAATTTTCTCTCTAAATGATTCTTCGTCAGTGAAGTCAACTTCTCTAACCAGCGATTGAAACTTTTCAATTTCAGTTTCAGCCAAATCAGTAACACTCTCTGATATGACCTTTTCCCTCACTAGTTTAGCATTCTGTTCTTTAGACTCGACTACCTTTTGGATAGTTTCGTCCAGTTTGCTTTCTAGTTTAGAAATCTTGTCTGATTGTGCCTCAAGTACATCGTACTTTTCGTCAGGCACGTCTACATAATGATCTTCAAAGAGTTGTTTCAATCCAGAGATAAAGTCCTCAGCAATTTCACCTTTTAGTCCTCGTTCAATTGCAAGTGTATTCTCTTTCATCCATTCTTCGACAACATAATTCAAGTAGTTGTCAACTTTTTCCGATAGGTCGTCTTTGGTTTCATTAATTTCAGAAGTAAGTTCGTTCTTATATTCTTCTTCAAGACGTTCTACTTCTTCTCTTACCTTAGATTTAACTGCAGCTTCAAATACTGTTGCAGCTTTTTTCTTAAATTCATCTGTTAGTTCAGAATTTTCATCGTTCATAAGTGCATCGACATGTTCTTTAACATCTATGTCTGCAACTCTTTTCTCGATTTTTTCTGATTTTTCTTTAGAAGCTTCGTCCATGTCCATTTCGTCCATCTTATTGTACATGGCCATAAGTTTTTCCATCTTTGCCTTAGGCATAGATGCCATCGCATTAATCATCTTGTCTTTCATTTCCATTTTAGTCATTTCTGCGATTTCTTCTTCACCTTTTACGTTCTCATCGCCTGCAGCGAGAGACTTAGCAACTTTACCTTCTCCATCATTTGGTGTATCCATTTTATCTGCACCACCTTGTGATTTCTGTTGAGCGTCGCCTGAAACTTGTTTAGCTTTAGCAGCTGCTTTTTTACCAACATCTGCACCAGCAAGATTACTTGCTTTAACTGCATCTTTAGTTACAGTTCCTTCTGGTTTTGCACCACCAACATCGTCTTTGCCAGTTGCACCATCAGTTGGAACAGATTCTTGTTTTTCTGCTTTCGCAGCGTTTTTCATAGGAGCATCGGCACCGTTGGCTTCTTCTAATTCACCAAGTACTTCAGCTTCCAATTCCTCAATGGTTTTGTCTAATTGATCAGCCATGGGATTCTCTCCTTTTTATTTAACTCTATGGTTATTAACTATTATTTATAAATTACAACATTTTGAGGAACTTAGCAAATTCTAATGCTTGATTTGCAGCTTTCCCCTTCTCAAGTCTTTGTTTCATCTCCACCAAATGTGGTTCAAGATAACTTCCATTATCCCACACCCACTCTTTTCCTTCCATGATACCTTCCACGAAAGCGATTGGAGCCGATGGATCAGCAACGATATCAGCCGCAGTGGCGAGCATGAACTCTTCGTTTACATAGTTTGCACCACCTTTTGATACTAAACTACCCATACCTCTTGATGAAACACCTAATGTAGCACCCTCATCCATAAGACTTTTTACAATCTTACCCATAGGGGTGTCCATTATTTTTGCCTCTCCGATAAAATTTTTACCTTCGGGCACTAATGATGTTATCAAATGAGATGCTCTTTCGAGATTTACAGTCGGCCCTTCTGGGTGACCTAATTCTCCAAAAGCTCTCTTTTTCGCTATGAAGTTTTTATTATACTTACCTACTTCATTAGTCAATACTTCCATAGGATAAACACGGCCATTTCGGTTCTTTATGTCCGCCTGCATGAAAACACCACGAATTTTATAGTTCTTCTTACCATCAGCAGCTTCTTCTGCGATAAAATGAACATCTTGGATATCTTCTGTAATTAATTTTACTAAGCGCATTTGTTTACCTTTTCCGAAATCTTATTACTTTTATTTATAATTATAAAATGTTCTATAATTATTTAAATTCCAGTTTGTCCTAGAATGATTTCTTCTACATATATTTTGCTGTTAGAACCAGCAGTCTCGTTAATATGTGATATACTGTAACATGATCTTGCAGTAGCATCACCAGTAAATGTTGCAGTACTACTACCATCAACAGCACCAAGTGTGATTGTTGTAGAACCCACAGCAGATACATTAACATTTGTTAACAGTGTATTCCATGCAGCAACATCAGCATCCACTACAGATATTTGATCACCTACAGCAAAAGGATGATTTACACCACCACCGCCTGGGGAGTTACCACCACCTTCTCCTCTTTGTGCAACTGTTAATACCACTGGATCAGCAGAAGTTGCAGACAAAATTTGAATTGCGTTTGGTCTTTCTTCTGGTATCATAGTGATTACAGTACCCCCATCTATATAACTTCCGTTGGTTGCTGTAACTGTTGTACCCTCTTGTGTTATTTTGACAAAACCATTCTCTCCACCATGTTCCGAAATTCTGATAGCAGAACTTGGCCCTAATGGCCCCAGAACTAACGAAGCCGCGGCATTGTTGGCTTGAACGATTTTACCAATGTGTCGTAACATTTTAAACGCCATTTTATTCTCCTATATGTCTAAAATCTCTCGTTCAAAGTACTTGATTAAATCTTTCTCTGGAACGCTATTTTTTTTCGCTACATTTTTAATTGTTTTTTCAAAAGTATTTAGGAAATCAGAAGGTTTGTCATCCATAACTTGAAAAATTCCGTCCACAGCTTTCTTCATCCTAGGCGACAATTTCTTGTACTCCTTAGATTTTTTGTGTTCGTCCTTTTCAAGAACTGTATTATACATACCTTCAAATATCATTATTCTTCTGTCTCATCTGCATTTGGGAGTCCATCTCTAACAAAAGTCTTTGCAACTTCTTTTCTTTTTGCTTCAAGAGCATCCCCTACTTTGGTTTGAATAGCGGCCTTAAAAGCATCTTCTGCCTCAAGGTTATTCTTATTCACAACTGCATCAACAAACTCTTTACTTGTCGCCATTTTCATCTCCATTTGGTTTAGGTTTCGGTTTATCTTTGGATTTATCATCCCCACCTTCTGGTGGCACCTCGCCTCTAAATTTCGCAACATCATCAGCAGGAAGAGCACCACCATCTACTTGTGGATATCTAGTAATACCATCTGTTGCAGTTGGAACATTAACTCCACCATCTTCAACATCCATACCAGACTCTTTCTTAATTTGAAGTTGCATCTCATCTACTTCAGCATCAGTCATATTCAACACATTTCTCAATACATATTCTTTTGAAAAGAATGTGCCGATATAAGGTTCTATCGTTGATAAAGAGTTTAACCTACCCTCTAATAGTTCTGCTTTCTTTAGTTCTGCAAAATGTCCGTCTTGTAGAAAATCATATTGAATATGTTCTACCATTTTCGGCCAATCTTCTATACCAATTACTCCTTTTAAGAGTAGTTGTGTTTTTAGAAGATCTGTTAGTAGTGGTGTAAACCTCTTCCTCATTCTCTGAACAAACTTAGTAAATTTAAGTTCATCCCTTGTAATCTCTGTACTTCTACCTAAACTAAATCCTTCTTCTGCATTTAATCTAGCTTGTGGAACATTTAATGATTGATACAATTTCTTTTTAAAATATTCAATATCATCAATCTCTCCAAGATTAGAACCGCCTGGTAATGTAGTAATTTCTGTTCCTCTACCACCTTCTCTTCGTGGCAACCAGAAATCTTCTAGCATTGACATGTGATTTCTATCATCTTTAATTTCACCAGTTTGAGCATCATATACCAGTTTGTTACGATATCTGTTCATAACATCTTTTAGGTATTGTTCTGCTTTAATTTTAGGTAAGTTACCCACATCAATATAGAATATACGTCTTTCAGGCGCCCTTGATATACGATAGATAACAAGTGCATCCTCAATCATTCTAAGTTGATTAACTGGTTTGATTGCTTTGTGTAAGTATGAAAGTACATGACCTTTGTTTTGGTCAATTAATCCAGATGGACAGTAAGCGATTGAATCTCCAGCGACTTTAATACCTTGATTAGAACCACCTCCTACACCAATACCCTTTTCATTATACATGTAGTAATCTTCTACATCTGTAATGAGTTCCATTGATTGATGAGCGCCTTTGCCTTTATCTTTTTTAATCTCTCTTACTTTTTTAATCTTTTTGGGATCAATGTATCGTAATTCTACAATACCTTGTCTGGGATTCTTTTTATCAATTACTTTATGATAAAACAATCTTCCATCAACATACCAACGTCTGAATATGTCGTGACCTTTAGCTTCAAAGTCTAGTAGTTGTAAGACTTGTGAAAACTCTTCCCTAATTCTTCTTTTGATTTTGTCTGAATAACCAAGGTTATCAAGTGTGACTTGAATCGCTTGATCTCTTTCGTTAGAGACAATGGACTCGTTAACAATATCTTCAATCGCCGCATCGCACTCTGCCTGTTGGGCAATGTCTCGATATCTACGAATAAGGTCTTGTTCAGTCCGTTCTCTACCGTCTGTGTCTAAAATTTGAGCAAAATGTCCACCACCAGCGACTTCAACAGTTCCGTCATCGGTTTTTGGTGGGGTAAATTTCTCTACCCCACCAGTATCTTTTATTTTCTCAAATTTAAATCCAAATAGTTCCGCCATTATATTACTCCAAATTTCCTACTACTATTTAGTAGGTTTCATTATAAGATATTTGAGGGTTCAAAATGTTGATATCTCCAAGTAACCTCAAATGTTTCAATTTCTGTTGCTTCAGCAGTTGTTAAGTCAATCTGTGAAACAGTCAGTGGAAACGCATTTCTAAAAATGTAAGATTTAAGGATTGTATCATCTCTGTCTAGTTGTTCAACTGTTAAATCAGTTTGATAACCAGCAGGGGTAATTAATCCAGTAGCATCGGCATAATTGTTAATACCGTTCTGCCATCTTTCCATTGCGTTTCTAATCATAAAGTCAGTATCATTATAAAAAGTAGTTGTCCAAGTTTCTGGAGCAGGTCTATCACCAGCCATATAAATGGTTCTACCTCTGAATGGTACAGCAATCTCACCTAAAGTACTTGCAGGCAAGTTAGTTGCAGTTACCAAGAATGAAGTTCTACGAACATCCAATCCAGTAGTAATTTCAGAAGGTGGAGTTAACGTCACTTTAAATTGGTTGGCACGAGCACCACCACCGATAAGATTTGCTTTGAAATCGTCTATTTTAGCCATGATTAACCTCCTACCTCTGTAAATGCGACACCAGTTCTTACGGCGACAAAGTTAAGAGTAATAAAGTTGATACTTCTGTTAGGTTTAACATAGATATCTGCAACAAACTCATTTCTGTCAATTACTTGTCCAGTATTATTAGTACCGTCAGCAACAACCTTAAAGTCTGTTATTCCTCTTCTTCCTTGTACATCTCTAAGGAATGGTTCTACTAAGTTTCTAAATTGTGCCCTCGTAAATTCATCGTTGAACTCAAAGAGTTGGAACTTAGCAGCAGTTGCGATTGCTTTTTCTAATACCAAGAACAACCTTCTAACATTAATTCTGTCGAAAGCACTTGGTTTTGATAATGCAGTCTTATCACCGAATAGTACAACACCTTGGCCTGGGAAGTTAACAACTGGATTAATCCTTGCACGATACAATATATCTCTTTGAGATTTACTTGGATTGTAAGCAAGTTTTACAGCGCCTCTAACATTTCCTCTATTGAAACCGCCTGGTGAAAACCAAGGATCAGCAACATTGTCTGTGTTTGCACATAGTCCAGCAGTATCTCCGTTCAATGGAACGAATCTAAACTGGTCGTTGTATTTGTCATACATGTACTTGTAACCACTGTCAAACACCATGTAAGATGATGATGGGCAGTTATCAAATGCAGATTTAACATTATCAGTTTGTGTTACCGAATCTGCAATACCAACTACAGCATTTCTATGGGGTGATACAAATCCTACACAATCTTTTCTAAACTCAACCAAATCTGTAATCATAGTAACATGTGTGTCCATACCAGTTTCAGTATCAGCAGCGATACTTGACGGCCCACCTAATACTAGGTTGATGTCAATACTCTCTACATCTTTGAACTTATCGTATGCAAGTGCAATTTCACCAGCAGATACACTAAAATCATCTGCACCACCGTTAAGTTGTGATTCATATGCACTAGTAACAGCAGTGTATGCACCACCTTCTTCTAGTAGAATATCACTACCAGCATTAGTTGATGAACCATCTGTACCGTCTAAGATAACATTGTCACCTTCGTTAGTACCAGAAGCATCTGTTCCGTTCAATAATATTTCGTTACCAGTTTGTAAATCTGTTCCCCAGTTAGTACCAGATGAAGTAATTTCTTCAGCTTTACTTGTTGGGATATCAGAAGTTACTGGATGATCCATCCAATAAATCAAAGTTGATTGTCTGTAGACTACATCTGGATAATAGTTACTCTGTCCTTGAGCAGTTTTTCCATTTACGTTTTTAGAAAGACTTGCAAAAATTTCAAGCACACCTAGAGTTCTTTGTCCTGCTGTATCACTATCAAAACCAGCAATAGTTCCAGTTGTGTCGAAAACTACAATGTGTAGTTCATCGCCTGTACCTCTACCATTTTGAGTTGCCCAAGCAGATGTGCCTGGGGCACCATCAAACAAGTCATAAAATTTCCACCTACGTCTGATAAATGTACCAGTAGAAAGTGCGGCAACCAAACCAGTTCCGTTTACGTTGTCAAGTTCTCTGATTGTTGCAGTGTTGTTAGTAATATCAATTGCAGTCACTTCATATTGTTTATCTTCATGTCCACTTACTTGTGTAGTAAATGCAGAAGATGTGAAGAACGAAAGTATATCTCCAATATTAATTTCGTTATCTGCAACATCAACATCGTCTAGTGTAATTGAAGTTGCACCAGAAGCAGCCGGTGCAGCGACTTTATTTGCAGTAGTTAAATTTTGTTCGTAAGCACTTGCACTAGGACATACAGAAACAGCAATACTATTTCCTTCTGATCCAGAAGTTCTTGATGCCCACAAACCAACAGTTCCTTGCCCTTCAGCAAAAGATGTTGTATAGTGGTCAGTTGATCTTATTAGTAGTCCACTCGCCTTTGATGTTGCGTTTAAAACACCAGATTCGATACGAACCACTCTTAGAGCATCTGAATATTGTAAAAAGTTTGCGGCTGTAAACCAAGTTTCGTAGTTACTAGAATTAGGTTTTCCAAAGATTTTTAATAGTTCTTCTTCCGATCCAATTGCAGTAACCTCACCGACAGGCCCCTTTTCAAATGGCCCAGCAATTGCACCAATAGATGTTGCAACAGCAGGAACTACATTTGTTAAGTCGACCTCTTTAACTTGGACGCCAGGTGATACTAGAAATGCCATGATTTACTCCTTGTCCTTTAAGTTATGCCCGTTTAGCATTGTTCTTACTTAATCATTACTTTTATTTATAATTTACCGTTTCTTAAAAACCCACATTTATATGTATTTAATCATATAAATAGTAGTATGACAACACACTATGAAAAATACAAAGACACTATTAAAAAGGTTGCAAGAAGAAACTATCGCAAACGAGGCGTTTGGTTAAACAATATTCTAGCAAATCAGTCTTGTACACACTGTGGTGAAACAGAAACAGTCTGTCTCAAATTCTATCCTCACGATAATGTAATTCGCTCTCAAACCAAAAGAAAAGGTATGAACGATGATAGCAGAGAACAAATACAAGAATTGATTGATAACTCTAAGGTTGTTTGTTCTAACTGTTGGATTAAACTAGATAGTGATTTGATAGAATTTCTCTAATCAATATTTCCAGCAACCATTACTCTGTCATGTTCACATTCTTGTGGTGGTACACAATGCATGTTATATTGATATTTATCATTTGCAAGTATTCCATTCCAAAAAATTAAAGTATCTTCTTCTGGTATAATTTCTAAATTTCTTTGTTCAAATACTAAGGGTGAACACTTAGGACAACATTCTGCATAGTAAGTCCATGCCCATACAACACTATGTATATGTGCTGTCGCTTCATCACCCCTCTGATATATTGCACCCCAACAATCTTTTGTTTCCCATCTTCTAGCATGTCCAGTAAAATAGTTTAATACATCTATTACTGAGTCTGATATTTCTCCAAAGATTGGATTAAAATGATTCATATGCCAACTAGTTCTGTGTTCAGCGACTATATTGGTAGACTTGCCTGGATGATTTTTTAAATTAAATGCATCATCTTTTATTATACTTTTGATTAGAAGTCTTTTATCCGTAGGTATATTTAACTTAACTTTACCAATTGGATGAATAGTCTCTAACAATTGGAGCCCACTTTGTTCCATATTCATCTACCATCTCCCCAATATTTTCATCTTCTAAACCATCTACTATAAATCCGAAAGGAGCCATATCTTGTTCTATTTGGTTTTTATTTTCTTGTAACATGCGTTCTCGCATATCCATGTTAGTTAATTCTTTAAAATACGTTTGGTCAATCGACCATGCAAACATAAACAAACATGCAACCAAATCATCGTTACATCCATCGTCTGCTTGAAAAGACGATCCTTTTACTATGAATGTTGATAATTCGTTTATCATATCATAATCTTGTACTATCA